TGTATGTTCTAACATGAGCCTGAGATTGTTGTTGCTTCTCAAGGTTTTTGACATGGTCTTCATTATTACTCAACTCCTCTTCAGACTCTGTGGTATCAATTGATTTGATATCTGAATTAGATTCCATGCTTTTGATTTGATTTACACAATGCTGAATCGTACCTTCATTCATTCGGACATCAGTCTTAATCTTATTCAATTCATCCTGTTCTTGTTTCAAAGTATTCAGTTTATCTTGCAGTGTTTCAAGTTCATTATTGATACCTTTAAGAGAATCATTGATAGTTGTAGCACTCTTCTCAATATCATTCCTCTTATCAGTCTTTAGATCATCACTAATTAACTGATCACACGTTGGGCAGCAATCATTCTTTTCATAAAACTTGGCTTGCTTAACAAGTGTTTTGATGTCATGATTGTGTGTAGTCTTACTCGAATTTAATGTACCCTGATTTAAAACAACATCGTTAATGGACTCACTTAAGGCAGGCCACGCATCATCAAATTGTTTCTGAAGACTTTCATTGCGTTGCTGCATCAGATCGGCTTCATCTTTCAATTCTTGAATCTTCTTTTCATTCTTAACAGTTTGCTTCAGATCAATATCTTTAAGCTCTGTAATATGTTTTTGCTGAAGTCGGATCTTCTCGCGGGTAATGTTCATATCATTAACCGTATTATTAAGATCATTCTTTAACTTTGAGTATCTTTCCTTGGTAAGAATATTCATCTTGGTGAAGATTCCGATATCAAGTAGATCTTCAATCACACTGCGCCGTTGTGCAGCTGGCAGTTGCATAAATGGAATGAAACTACTTGAACCCAGAACTACAACCTGATGGAATGACTTATGATTTAGTTTTAAGATATTACTCTCAAGAACTTTCTGATAATCACGTGTATGAGATTCTTGATTCAATAGTTTATCATTCTGATAAATCTGGAATGCGCCAGGTCTAATAGATCGAAACACTCTATACCTATTACCTCCAACACTGAATGTGACCTCAACCTCACAGTTCTTACCGTTAATACTATTCACCAGTTGAGGCTTATTGATATTGCGATGAGGTTTTCCAAACAATGCAAAGGATAGAGCATCAAGCATTGTTGATTTACCTGCACCATTAGACCCAACCACTAGTGTAGCGGAATCTTTATTGAGTTGGATTGTTGTTGGGGTGTTTCCTGTACTAAGGAAATTTTTATACTTTAATGTTTCAAATACGATCATTATATATCTGTCATGTTTTGTGCTTCAACATAGAGTTCATACATTAACTTCTTTAGAATCTCTTTATTCAAATCTGTTTCGGTTGAATCAATGTAACTATTCAATAGTGTGGGAGTGTCTGCCGTATTAACTGAATCATCATCTACGTTATCACCTAGATATTCTTCGAATGATTCAGCGACTTTAATCTCAAATGGTTCAAAGCGTTGAAGTTTATCAAACCACTTATCGAATTCATATAGGTTCTTCTTATTCAGAATGATAACCTTAACATAAGTGTCTTTAAGTTTTTCTGAAATATCTGGCTTATTAGTTTCATCATATATTAACTTATGAAACATAGTATCGCAATTTTCAACAGGTGTTAATTCCCTTGTCTCAGTATCAAGTACATGAAAGTATTTCTGCTCATTTGCATCAGCGAAGGTCAATTGAAGTTGAGTGCCAAGGTAGTGAATGTTATTCCTGCTACTCTTGGTGTGATAGTGACCTGACATAACCAAATCGAACTTATCGAATGGTTTTGTTTCCATACCATGTGTAGCCTTAACACCACGCATCATATCAAATCCATCCAACTCAAGGTGTCCTGCTAAGACAGGTGCCTTAGTTTCTTGTATGGACTTGAGTGAATCTTCCCTATTCTCATCACACATCCAAGGTAATAGTAGTATATCAAGGCTATCATAAGATGCTACAGTCGGTTCAGTAACAACGTTGATGTTCTCATACTGTTCAAGTATCTCACTAAGAGAATTCAACTCATTAGTGTTCTTGTAATATACATCATGATTGCCAAGGATGATATCCATGTGAATATCATGTTCTTCAAGCTTGGAAATAAAGGTCTCATAATTATGCTTAAGAACTTTGAAGTTTACATACTTGCGGTGCTCGAAGTAATCACCCAAATGTATTATATTGGTAATTTCATTCTCAACGAGATATGGAAAGAATGTATTATCATAAAACCTTGCCGAATAATCAAGGAAGAGATCAGATCCATTTCTAACACCTGCATGTGTATCATTAAGTATCGCTAATTTCATTATCTACAATAATATAGAAATTCTCAAAAGAGTCAACCTTCTTTTTCTTAACTCTCTCTTTTCTCTTTGTCTCTTTACCAAACTCCTTAATCTTATCATCCTTGGCGCGATTCATTTGACTTTTATATCGAACTTGTTCAACAATTGAGTTTGAATCGCAATGACCATTGAAGTCTGCAAAAGCATCGGCACCAGCATATGCAATATATCTCTCTTTAATATCCTGTTGCTTCTTTTCTTTAGCTATACGTCGAAGAAATGCATAGTATGATATTTGAGTGAAGTAGGCAAAGGCATTGGGTAATCCAGTACGAGTAGCCTTCTTTACGTCATAGTTCATAATTGCTTTGATACAATTCTCGACAGCATCCATAACCATCTCTTCACGATATGTGTATGAGTAGAAGTTTGGCTTGTGTGATAAACCCTCTGCGATTTTCAAGAAGCAGGAACCGATATAGTGAGTCACAATAGGCTCATTTACTTCTTGTTCCTTAGCTTCATTTACTGAAGTAACATAATCAACTACAGCTTGAGAGAATTCTTTGTTATTTACATAGTGGTGTTTTGCACGTTTCATTATATACTATAATATAGATTTTAACTGAAATGTAAAGACTAAAGTTTAATCTTCACATCATGATTGAAAAGGAATACTCTAATTGTTCTCAGGCTTCCAATTGAATCGATTAGAATGCTCACTTGGAATTTGTTCATCGAGTTCACCAAAAATATCATCCATATCAAATAGTGATTCCATTTGTTCATCGACCTCATCTTGATTTGATCTACACATCATCAAATATTTCATGTAATGCGCTTTTAACTCAAATGGGGCGTCGGCGCGACTTACTATATTAGAACAGTTAAGTTCTGTTAGATCATATGCTGATGTGATATTCCAATTTGTTAAGTGATAATCATCGGCGTAAACTATCTGCGCTGGAAGTGCAACATAGGTAATATTATCATTAGATTCTATCTCTTCGGCCACGATGTAACTTCCATCAGCAAGCCGATATGTAAATATCTCTGTTTCCAGTATCTTTTCTAACATGTCTTTCATAATATATTCATCTATATTTATAATAGAGGTACTTCGTGTATTTCGTAACTAAAACCTTCTTTATTGTAAATCTTTACTCTTTCAACCGCATGATTTAGTGTGTAGTTTTTCCTCTTCTTCCAAGATAGATCATCAGCTAGATCATACACAACAGTCCCCTGACCATTCTCACTCTTTCTCAAACCTCGACCAATGGATTGAAGAACCCGAATCTGTGACTTAGATGGTGATGCAAATATGATGTTATGAAGATTGCGAATATTAATTCCTGTTGAGAATGTACCCACACTTGCAACAATTATGGCATTCTTCTCCTTCTCTGTCACTGTACGAATCTTCTCTCTTTCTTCAGCATTCACTGATCCAGACACGAAGAAGACTTTCCTTTTACCAGCCCTATCTCTTATCTGTTTGAATAGAGGCTCTCCATGTTTCTTCACGAGATTATAGAGAACTAGAGTATTACCTGTTTGATCAAGTGCTAAGTTGGTGATGAATCTATTTCTCTGTTCGTGAGCAGCAATGAAATTAATTTCATCAGCATATGTCTGCTTACCAAATGCTTTTCTAACTTTATCACTATATTTAAGTACAAGAGATTGAATCTTGAGGTCAGCGAGTGTGTTCGATTCAATAAGAGACTGTGTAGTTGTTACCTTATACACTTGACCGAAATTACCAGTAAGTGTTAATTCATTAACTTGACCACCATCTAAAGTTCCAGTCGTGCCGATTCTCATCTCAGCATTAACTAATCTACTCATGATAGTTGTAAGTGACTTAGCCTTGAATGTATGAGCCTCATCCCCAATGACACATCCAAATTGTTCAAACCACAAGGTGGGAAGTTTAACAGCACTCTGCCAAGTTGTGATAAGAACCGATTGATCAAACGTCTTTTCTTTACCAGAATAGATTCTATGAACATCCTCTTCAACATCAAAGTCTGGATCATCACTTGAATAGTCAGCGAAATCCTTATACATCTGTTCGACCAGAGAGGTTGTGGGAACAACGATTATAACTTTTTTATCAAGCTCCTCCTGTAAATAGTATCGAATCAGCATATAGATGATAAGAGATTTACCCGAACCAGTTGGAGAAACTAGGATAGCCTTACCATTATCAGTAGCAAATTCAAATGCTCTCTTCTGATAGTCTCTAGGCTTAATAGGTACTCCACCACCACAGAGTGATAGTCCATCAACAAACTCTTCATCATAAGAGAATCTATTCTGTATGTCTGGAGCAAGATTTACTTGATAACTCCTATCCTTAGCAAACTGAAGCACCTCATTCAATAGACCTGATGGAATGGTACTGTTCATACGATTATATAAACGCACTTTTCCATCCCACATCTTATTGCGATAGCTGGGCATGAATTTATACCCAGGTGCATAGAATGTAAAGAATTCAGATATTTCCATCAATATACCTGAGTCTTCTGAACCCAAATACAATGTTGCTTCATTCTTTTTCTCTACATTAATCATAGTATCTATATATTTCTAATCTTTCCTGCGGAATCTTCGATATCACCTTGACATAACTTGACATTCTATTATAATTGATATAATCAAATCAAAGCAGAACAGGAATGACTATGCTCAAATTAACAAGAATACTTAATCATCAATAGATTAATGTAAAAGATTCTTTAATCGGCTCTAGAAGGTATGTTGAATTACATTCCAGATGTGAACTTACGGAAATCAATTATATTCTTGATGTGTGAATGTCTCCATCGAATATTACTCATAATCTCCTCAAGGGAATCAGTAATGGCTTTTTGATATTCAATACCAGATCTTACTTTAACGATATCTACATCAGTGCTATAGTACATTTCCATCTCTGATTTAAGAGGTTTACTCATACCTTGAAATGGATCATATGACCATCCTCTTTTATCCATCTCTCCTTGTGTCATCTTTCCTGTGTAGTAAAGCCACTTATCCTTTCGAACTTGCTCCAGATCCATCTCCTTCTTCCTCAACTGCAACTTAGACAGTGTGAAGATTTCAAGATACTTAGCGTGTAGTTTAGATGTCTGAATAGTTACATCATCTAAAGCATGCTCATCAATCACCGAATCTTTCTTCCAAGATTCTAAAATATCATTTAAACTCATCATATGGTATTATTTATACGAATTTAAACTCATCATATCTAAACGAGATGTCAGCCTGAAGATATTCAATATCACTACTTTGGGTATTAAATTCA